GGGAGGCTTTACTGAGGTTGTCAGAGAAGATTCCTTTGGTTATGCGTCACAGGGATTTTTATATGGAGAGAGCCAGAAAAAAAACTTTGGTGGTTGGATAGCTATTAACAAGTCTACAGGTGAGTGGACTGTTTGTGAAACTCCAACAGAACATAGTGAATATAAAAAGAAAGCACTAGATGCAGCTAAAGATAATGTAAAAGCAATTAAAGAAGGTAAACCTTTTAAAAGATGTTATAATGATATAGCAGAAACATTTAGAAGTAAACCTACGGGTAATAGAGTTTTGGGCTTTGTGTGTTCATACTGCCCATACAAACTTCCTTGTTGGGGAAGTGATAAATTGCAGTTGCTACCGCAGCAGCAATCTAAAGGTAAAAATCCTAAATGGGTTTGGTACACTTCTGTTACAAATCCAAAGGAGGAAACCGAAGAGTTTAGTGGTGGATAGTTTGAGGGGTCTATTCACCATTGACTCTTTATACATTGTAAATATGCATTTATATTTTATAGTTTTTAAAAATAAAAAAGATAATGATTATAAATTATTTACTAATACTATCTTTGATAAAGAAAAAGAAGCAGAAGAATTTGGAAGAAAAAGTATGAAGAGAGGATACGAATACAAAGTATTAGATTATAATAGCGAAAACCACGATAGGTATTGGAATGAAAAAGAAAGAAAAGATTAACTCAATTAATGCAGTCAAGGTGATAGTAAGTCCTTGGCAAAAAGGTTTTACTTGTGGTATAATTATGGATAGTAAATCTGCAATGACCACAGAGCAATATGAATTATGTTCTACAATAGCTAGAGGCATGATAAAGATGGCAACAACAGACCCCCATTCAACGTTTCTATGGGGACTCCGTGGATTTGCTGATGATAAAAAAAAGAATGAGAAAGATTTAACTATTAGTTCTGTTGCAGAATTTGATGATGAATCTAATGTTATTGACTTTCTTGAATACTTAAAAATGAAACGAGATAAGGAGTTAAACTAATGGCAACGCACTTAGTTATAGGTGACCCTCATTGTACACCTAAAGCAAGCAATGAAAGATTTTTGTGGGCAGGTAAATTTGCACATGATTTAAGACCAAATACCATAATATGCATGGGAGATTTTGCAAGTATGGATTCACTATCTAGTTATGATAAAGGTAAAAAATCATTTGAAGGTAGAAGATATAAAAAAGATATAGACCATGCTCATGATGCATTAGCTAAATTTAATAAAGGTCTTAAAGGTAGACGACCTAGAAAGATTATGCTATTAGGTAATCATGAAGATAGAATAGATAGAACAGTAGACGAGATACCAGAACTTGAAGGTACAATTAGTACAGATGATTTTAAGTTTGAAAGTTTTGGTTGGGAAGTTTATCCATATCAAGAACCTGTTGTAGTTGATGGTGTATACTATTGCCATAATTACCCTACAGGTGTTATGGGTAAACCTATTAGTGGTGATAATGTTGCACGTTCTTTGTTATTAAAAAATAAAGTATCATCTACAGTTGGACATATACATACTTTTGATTATGCTATGTGTGCCTTACCATCTGGTAGAAAATTAATGGGATTATCTGCAGGATGTTACTTGCATCATAAGGAAAACTATGCTAAGAGTACTCAACAAATGTGGTGGACTGGACTTGTAGTTAAACGTAATGTACATAAAGGAGAGTATGATCTTGAAATGATTGAATATAATACAGTAAGGAGAAAGTATGGTAAAAGATAAAAGAGTGTATCTTAAAAAAATAGATCATAGTAATGATATGTCATATGAGAATGAAGTAAAGTTTGATAGTGTAAATTCACCTGCACATTATATGCATGGCAAAAAAGAAACTATTGATGTAATTCGTGATTGTATGGAGAATGATGAATACCATGGATACCTTAAAGGTAATGTTTTAAAATATGTTTCAAGATATAAATTTAAAGGTGAGCCATTACAAGATTTAGAAAAAGCACAATGGTATTTAAATAGACTAGTAAAGGAGGTCAAAAATGGGACAAGTTAAGCAGGCAATAATAGAGGTAGAAGATTTCGTTGCAGGTTGTTTACGTGAAGGTAGAACGTTAAACCAAACTATACGAGATGCTAGAGAATCTAAACTAGCAAAAACTAATCCGTATCTAGATGATGAGGATTTAGTAGAAAATAAATACTACCAATTTAAAGGAGCAGAGTAATGCGTGAATCATTTATAGAAGCACTTAAGCGTAAGTATGAAGCAGAGATTGCTTCAGCTAAAGCAACTGCTGAAGTGTATTTTGAAAGACCAGTTGCTATTGGAGAACATCCACAATTTTTACAGGAGTTAGATAAAGTATTAAATCAAATATCTAATGCTGAAGAAAATTTAAAAACATTATCTAAGTATTTTGATACTAATAATGAAGATGATATACCATTTTAATAGGAGGATAAATGGCTGAACAAAAGAAAGAAACACCAAAGACTGCACCAAGAATGTATCACATAGATTCTGAAAAACTTATGGATATTATGAGATACTTAATGACTAGACCATATGGAGAGGTTGTTAAATTAATGAACTCTTTATCTACATTAACACCTGTTGATTTAAATGGAGGAGAGGATGTCAGAAAAAAATAATTTAGATAAATACACTGGTATACTATTTGAATTAAAGATTGGTCTTAACAAAGATAATGCTATAGTAATTGATTATGGTGGAAAACCTGTAGGTAAAGTTAGAGAGGCACTTAAAGGTTATGCATATCATGGCAATTTATGTGCTGCTGTAATCAATCATGCTAATGCTGTGGGGAGAAAACTACAAGATGATATCAAGCAACTTATACAAAAAGTTTAGAAAATTATTTTGGCATAATATCTTTA